GTACAGTTCCAAGCGGATTAGTAGGTGTTGTACCTACAGCAGTTGTTGATTGACTGCTTTCGATACCTGGAATATGTTGTTGGTTTGATGTTCCAAAACGAGGTGTAAATTCTACGTTTTGAAAATTGAAATCTGCTGTTTGTGGATTTGTATTGCTGGCACTTGCATTAAGAATAGGAGTATCGTTTAAAAATATGTCTTTCAATGCTGCGTTGTTATAAGCTGTAGACCCCTTAGAAAGTCCTGCTTTTGATGGAGTAGCAAAACCCTCTATCTCTCCTTCAGAAATAAGATCCTGTATTGATGCAAACTGTCTGCTATTTAATGTATCTGGTGCTCTGGTAGGAGAAGGTGGAGTTGGGGGAGGACCACCTGCTCCTCTGATAATTTTATCCGTCATGCTGATACCTGGTTCGTGTCGATTCCTGCTGAAATTACCACCGATCCAGTGATAATCTCTCCATAAACAATTGGATGGCTAGTTCCTGCACGACTAGTATTTTGCACTCCAGAAAAACTAAATGATATTCTAGGATCTTGTTCGTTACTGAACTCTTGTGGCTTGGGCAAAGGAAATAACATTTCACTTACACCCATCAGAGCAAGACCAATACCTACATTTCCAGCTATAGCAGTCGCACCTCCTAAAAACCCTACACCAGTAAAACTTCCACCAGCAAAAGTCGCTCCACCTGATAAGACTCCAACTCCTATCAAGGCTGCACCTAATAATAATTTTCTCGCTCCTCCACCAGCACCAGTAATGACAGGAACAATACTAATATCAGATTGTCCTATTGGATTATGTATATCTTCTTCTCCTATTTCATAATCATCAACTAATACCTGATAGTAACGATCTGCCATGTGTGCTTCCAAGCCTGGAAAATTACTAACTAAAAACCTCATGGCATCAGCAGTAGAAGTTATTACTGCATCTAATTCTTTATGTCCAACAAACTCTGCCAGTTCTCCGTAAAGTCTAACTGTTCTGAGCATAGCGATACCTCTTACCAGTACATTTTAACAACCACTCAGAATATGGTTCTCTACAAGATAGTCTATCTGCTAAATGATGTAAAACCATATCTCCAAGAAAAATAGCTACATGATTTAAAGTTGGGTGCATTATAGACATTAATAATACATCTCCCTTCTCTAACTTCTCATCATTTCTAAGTTCTCTGAATCCTGTCCTCCACGCATAACTTTCAAACAAAGGATCATCTAAAAATTCCTGTGGTGTCATATTTCTTTCATAATCTTTCAGTTCAATATTCTTCTCCTGTTTATACCAATCTCTTACGAGTGACCAACAATCAGTAACACCCCAAACCCACGGACGACCCAATAAATCTGGAACGTAACCTTCTGGAATACATTCTCCCCATTCTTCTGTTTTTGGGTTAACAATATGCCAAGGAAGTTTACTATGCTCACAACTGATACGATCAGCCTGACTAGGTATAGGAGGTGTGATTGGGTGGCTATGAACTACAGCTATAATCTCACCTGTCTTATCTGCGTTTACATAATCTTCTGGATTTAAAATAAAGTGCTGATGATCTGTAATAGCTAAATTTTCACAAGGAAAATATCTCTGCTTACCTCTGACATTAAGAAGTAAACCAACAGATTCTTTTGGATCTTGGTCTTTCGCATGAACCAACGCATCATCTCGCCAAGTCATTGATTAAACGTACCAATAGAAGGAAACAAAGCACGAGTACACTGCCTTTTAGGTGCTCGTACTCCTGCCATATCAGTAGATGCAGCTAATTCAAACTCAACAACTTCTCGATTTTCTGCTGATTTACGATCCACAATAAATACCTGACGTTTAAACTCTGCTGTCGGATCTGGTGTTCCTAAAGGATTAGTATTACCTGGAAAATTTACAGCATCTAAAAATCTAGCCATTGTTCTTATTCTCGTAAAAGTAGCACCAGTGAGATCATTACCTGCTGTTACCTGATTAACACTGACCAAGATAGATGAAATTAATCCTGTTGCATTACTTATAGTTACCTTTGGTCTTGGTAGTTGCCCACGTTGATATGCAAAGCCTGTAGCTTCGATAGGAAATCTAAGATATGAATTACCTGCAAAAACTATTTCACCATTAGCATTTAAGTTTGATCCTGCATGAAATCTATAAATAGTATTCGCACCATGTAATGCTGTGTCTAGCTGTAATACAAAAAGTTCAATAATTGCTGAAGGGTTTATCTTTTGAATTTCACTGAAAACAGGCCCAGTACTCATGGTTCAAACACCTCTCTGAACGTAGCCTGTATTGTAGCTCTGTTTAAATATGGTATTGATTTACTCCATGCTTCGCAGACAAACTGAGAAGAACTTGCTTCTCCAGGCGGTGTAAAAGTAAAGCTGGCACTATCATTTGCTCTCGCATCAAGGAAAGTTTCTATTGTATCTGCATCTGACTCTGATACTTCAAAAGTAAAATTAAATATTTTTGGATTTTGATGTTCTGCTAATCCAAATAAAATTCTGTGTTCAAACCCATCTGCGAAACGAACCGTGCGTGTTAAAGGTGCAGATCGTTTTTGTTGTCCGTATTTAGGTTGGATCGAGGGAAAAGTAGCCATTATGCAAGTAAACCTCCAGGTCTTTGTTGCTGTACTATTTCAGATTGTACTGCTGCGGAAATAAGACGGCCAAGTTCTCTACCACCTTGTTCATCACCTTCAACAGAAGAACCAGAAGCATCCACGTTTACAACTATATTTGTACCACCAGCTAAATCATGGTTTGGAATTATATTGCCTGATTGGTTAGGAACAAATAATTCTGGGCCACGTTCTCCAACAAGTGTAGGTTGTCTCATCCCAATAGGACCACCATTCGCTGCTGTAGGTACTTTATTTTGTATATCATTTATTGGATTAGTAAACATATTACTAAATAAACTTAAAAATCCTTTTTGTATTTGTATTGCAGCCATTCTTGCAGCAGAATCTAAAAAATGATCTGCAATTCGATTAAGCATATTTCTAAATGCTTCTCCAACTGTCATTGTTCCTTTAATTATTCCTTTGAATGATTCCTCAAATCCATCTCTAATAGAAACACTAAGATCAAGAATTTGTCTTAAAGGATTTAACATTTTTTTCAATTCTTCATCAGGTGCTTTAAATTCTTGAAGAAACTGTAAATTTTCTACATTTTTACTAAGTTGGTCAACCAGTTTTTTAGCTGATTCTGTGCTTAAATCAAATTTAGGAGGTAAAGTTTTTAAAGCTTCTTTTAATAAATTTGTATCTTGAATTATAGGAACAAGAATTTTATCAATTTCATTTAATCTATTTTTCAAAGGTTTAGAAGTATCTTGTAATATTCTTTGTATTTCAGTATTTTCACTCGCTATAGCAGTTATTGTTTTTGTAAATTCCTGACTAAAAGTAGTTATATCTGCTAGAGGATTAACACCATCAAATCTTAAAAATCCTGATACCTGTCCTAACCTTTCTACTCGTTTCAAATCCTCTTCAAATCTATCAGTAAATACATCAGCTTGTTTTGCTGCTAAAAGAGAATTAACTATAAAATCATTTGCAGCCTCAGAACCTTCTTCGGCTAAAATTTTATATGCTTCAAATTCAGTTCCTAATGTTAATTGTTCACTTAATTGTTGGATTCTTGTAAGAGTATTTGAAAAATCATTTAAACCGATAGTTGCATCAAATAAATCTCTACTGCCAAAAAGTCTTGCTAAATCTAATCCTCCTACATCTGCAAATTTACTAAATTGAGCTACTAATTCAGTTGCTTCTTCTTTTGTAATATCTAAATCTTTACCTAATTGTTTTATTTCTCTTCGTGTAAATTGAGTTGATGCTCCTGCATTTTTAAGATCTTCATTTAAAGTCCGAACTGCTTTTCTAAAGTTTTTTATTTTTTCAATTTCAGCAGCAATAGCAGTAGCAAATATAGATGCAGCAAAACCGCCTCCAGGTGCTAATGCTCCTCCAATACCGCCAGCCAAACCACCAAGAACAGAACTTAAGCCACCAGCACCAAACAAAGCAGGGAAACCTCCTCCAATCAAAGCACTTCCAACTCCACCTTTAACTCTTCCCATCGCACCACCTGGGAAAGCAAAAGGTCCACCTGATGTTTGTCCTCTTTTACCAAAACCAGCTTTTTCAAAGCGATTTAATGGAGTTGCTGGACCAATTTGACCACCTGGAACTCCAAAACCTATCTCAGTAAAAGCAGCCCTTGTTGCTTGCTGACTAAGTATTGATGCCGTTTTTGTAGTTTGTTTAACATTTGCTTTTACTCCTTTTGATATTTCATCAGCAGCTTTACTAAAAGCTAAAAACCCATCACTTCTTGGAAAACTCGAAGCTGTTCCTGTAGCAGCAAAATTAGCTGCTCTTCTACCTATTATTCGATCTCTTATGGCTTGTTGTTCTGGAGTTCTAGTATTTAGTCTTAAATTTTTTAATAATCTTTCTCTTTCTTTGAGTTGTAAATTTTGTTCTTTTTCTACATTTACTAATGCTTGTGCTGCTCTTTTAAAACTAGAAGTACCTACTGCTGCTCTATCTAGTAATCTTCTAGCTCTTACAAGTTGCTTGTTGAAACTATTTATAGATACTGGCAAAACTTTATTCTGCTCTCTCGCCTGTTTATTAAATTCAGTTATTTCTTTTGTAGCTCCTCTTAATTCTTTACGAAGAGCAATTAACTTATTAGAATTTTTTAATGCAATAGCAATATCAACATTATATGCAGTCACTTTTATTAAAAATCTAAATTATTCTTATTCTACCTTTTAAATCCTTTTAAGGCACGACCTCGTTGTGCTTCTTCTTGTTGTTTTTTATATTCTTCATTTTCAAGCTCTGCAAAAGCAGCCCAACCTATCATCTCTTCAATAGTCAAAGTATTACATAATTCAGCTACAGTCTTATGTAACTGCTTTGCTAAAGAAAATAAAAACTTCCAATCATTATTAGCTTTTCAAATCGGCTTTTGCCTCACTTACCTCCTTTTCTGTTCCGACAGTAATCATCGCTATTTGTATTTGTTCTAAAACAGATGCTTCAACTTCTCTTCTTAATGAAGCTTTGTCTCCATCTTGAAATAACTTATTACCATCTTTGTCTAATGATTTTTCTATCATCATTTGTAATGCGTAATCATTTGTATCATCAGTACCAGTTTTCTTTTGAATAGCTTCTCTTTCTGCAATAGTCAAAGGATGCCAGTAAACAGTAAGGATGATTTCATCATCTTGTTTTACATCATGCTTGTAAAGTTGTGAAACTCCAAACTT